TCTCTGTAACTCGTTCCCATATTGGCTTTGAGGCGAATCCGTGCCACATTGGGATGTTTTTTGGGAATTTCAAAAAAAAACTTTTCATTTTCAACTCTTATTATTATAAAGAGAGAATAGGGGAATTCCCAATGTGGCACGGCAATAAAATATTTGCATTAATAATTAAATAGATTTGTTTGAGTTTTTTGTGAAATAATTGCTTTTAAATTTGCCTTAGCTAAATCAAAATAACTCTCTTTCAATTCAAAACCTACTCCCTTACGTTCCATTTTAACTGCTTGATAAACTTCGCTACCAATACCCATAAATGGAGTTAAAACAGTATCGCCTTTGTTTGAGTATAAGTGTATCAATCTTTCAATGGTATCAAGTTGTAAAGGGCAAATATGCTTTTCATCATTTTCTTCTCTGCCATTTCTAAACCCTTGTAATGTGTTTGAATAGTTAATATCCATCCATACTGGAGAAGCATATTTTTGCCACAAATCAACACTTAAATCGGTATTGGTTACAGGGTTATTTCTTTCGCCATCTTTTCTAAAAATCATTACATAATCAGGAATACCAACACGGCTCATAGTGCTATCTTTTTTCACTTGCTTATGTAATAATCCAAGTGCCTTTGTTCTTTGCATTTCAATTACAGGGTCTTTCCAAATTGTAACCCTACTCGCATAAACAAATCCAGCATCTTCAAAAGCCTTTAAAATCATCCCGCTAAAATCCCTCAATCCAATATAGCCGTGTTTGCCTTTTTGAACAGGCAAATCCATACAATGAACTGCCACATTTCTACCTGACATCATTACCCTATAAAGTTCTTTAATCAAAAAACTAAATTGGTGTAAAAACTCATTGTAATCTTTTGAATTACCCATATCCTCCAAGTGGTTTGAATATGTATATAGTTCTGCAAATGGCGGGCTAAATACACTTAATCCAATAGTTTCATCTTTTACATTTTGAATTAACTGTACACAATCCCCTCTTTGGATAGAGTACCATTCATTATTTTCTTCGGTGGTGTCAAATTCGCATACTTGCATAATTTGTCCAGCTAAATTTAGATTAACTGCTTTTGCCATTTCATCTTGCATAATTTCAAATTGTTTTTGTTTTGTATCAATAGCTTGTTTTACATTAGCCATTGTATCGGTGGTTATTAAATAAATGTTTACTTCGTTTTTTTGCCCAAATCTGTAACTCCTGCGGATAGCTTGATATAGTCCCTCAAAAGAAAAATCTAAACTGGCAAAAATTTGATTTCTACAATTTTGATAGTTCATTCCAAAACTTGCTATTTTCGTTTTGGTTATCAATATTCTAAATTCATTATTTGCAAATCCCAATAGCTTATCTTTTTTCCATTCGTTGCTATCGCTACCTTTTACCTCAACTGCATCTGGAAGTAATTTTTTAAGCATTTCGCCTTCTTCGTTTTGCTTAATCCAAATAATAAAGTTTTCATCGGGTTTGTCATTTACTAATTTAACTACTTCATCAAGTCTTTCGATTTTAGTTAGTCTTAATTCTGCATTGAAGTTTGTAGCTGAAATAATTGCATCATTGAATAAACTTCCATTATCTCGTTTGGTAGTTTTAATTTGATTTTCTAATAAGTTCAATTTAGGCAAATCATAACCTATCATTTCAAAACCAATATCCATAGGTTTATTTAACATTATAGCCCAACTACCTACAAACTGATAAAACATCTTTACAGCGTGTCCTTTTAACCTCCATTTAGCCGTTTCGCCACCATCGTGAACAAAGTACATTGCTAACATTTCGTTTCGGCTCATTACGTCTAAAAATTCGCTATGATTACCCAATTCCATAGGGTCGTTTGGTGATGGTGTTGCAGTACAAGCTAACTTGTAAGGAGTGCTAATAAAACTATCAATTATTTGTTTTTTTGTAGCACCTTCAAAGTTTTTTAAAATACTGCTTTCATCAAGCGCAATACCGCTATAAATTGAACAATCAATATTATCAAGTTGCTCATAATTTTGAACATCAATACTTGCCATATCAATTCCAAACTTTAACCCTTCCTGTATTGTTTGCCCAACAACTGCCAATGGTGCAAGTATTAAAACTTTACTTTTAGTTTCTTTACATACTTGATTAGCCCATTCTAATTGCATCAAAGTTTTACCCAATCCACAATCGGCAAAAATTGCATACTTACCAGCTTTTAAAGCTCGTTTTACAATGAACTTTTGAAAGTCAAACATCTTATTGTTTAACTTTTTTTCATCAACATCAAATCCTGAAAGAATATGTTTTTTTTGTTTTTTTTCTAAGAATTCTAAGTAATCTTTTTTTTGTGTCATATTATGTGTTTTTATGTTTCATATTTGAATTGTAAGGATTGCCCTTACACTTGGCCCACAGTAGATGAATCGAACATCTGTTACCTGCAATGCAGGGTCTTGCCACTAAATGAACTGCGGAAGCCCTAAAAGGGCAAATCGTTTGGTACTGTTGTCGCTTGTACCACTTGCGGAGCAGGTTGCGGAGCATATTGCGGTGTTACCTTCTGCCCTGCTATCTTAGCATTTCCCAATATTGTACCTTTTTCTGCTGAGTCCTTAGGTACTGATTCCGATACAAATCCGTGATTGCCGTAAGAATCTGCCTCATCTTTGAGAAATACCACAAGATTTAACCCCTTACCGATTGAACCATCTTTACGGGTGAATTCTTTGATTTTTGACTTGTCAATTTTTGCCAAGTCGATGTTTAGTTGGATTACCATTGTTTTTTATTTTGATTGTTAATTAATCTGTTTAAATAATCTTGCGCCTTTTCAAGGTCTTTTACCCCATCCTTCTTGCGCCATCGTAATAAATACTTGAGTACATTGCCCTCGTAGAAATCAAGCCCGTAATGGTCAATGATTTTCAATGGTTCGTAGATGTCCTTATCGTAATGGCTTGATGATGGTTGGGCAATAGTTACATTCTCTGCTTTGTAAAACTTCCCATCTGTGCCTTTGAAATTACGGGAAACAATATCATAGTAAAGTACGATAAATTTGCCACCATTGGTATATAACCCTGTCCCTGATGGTATTGCTTGTGCTTGTTCGTGTGTCATTGTGTATTGTGTTTAGGTCAACAAATATATATATCTTATTGGATTCTAAAAGTATTTTTTCAACCCTTCATAATCTAATGCCACCAAGCATTGCACCACATCGTAAATGTCATCAAATGATTTAACCGTCATATAAATCCCCCCGCCATCACGCACCCATTTGGCAAATTCAATTTGTGAGGGCAAATGCTTCTCATATTTCTGCTTGGTTTCAATGTAGATAGCTTTACCATTGCAGTTGCCGTGCAGGTCAGCAAAGCCCTTATTTTCGCTTTTAATAAAGAATCCACCGCCTTTGCCGTTAGGTCTCCACTTGCCTTCGGATGATATACGCTTTAAATCTGTGCCTAAGTAATACTTCCAAACCTCTTGGCATAGCTTGTTAAAGGCATTCATATCAAACACTTTCTTGCTTACCGATGGTGTCTTGCTAACGATGTAAGGGATGCCTCGTTCATCGGCTTGATAGACGGTTACACCTCGTTTGGTTATCTTGGATTTTTCCAATTTAAACTTCTTGGGAAAGTAGCCTACTGGCATCTGTTCTTTTCTTCGGAGGTTGTACAGGATTTCAAATTCTTTTAGGGTCATTCTTCTATTGCTAAATTTAGTTTACTAATTAGTTTACTCAAAAGTCCGTTTTTCTCCTCCATCCAATTCAAGGGTAAGTTTACTCCCATTATATCTTGCAGTTGAGCGGTGCTTATCTCACCACTTACTCCCGTAGTAAGGTTGGTTAATTTGTGCATACCATTATCCTCAGAATGGTAGGAATAGATATGTCCTGTAATCTTGTTACGCAGTAATATCATATATCACTTGTTTGCAACATTTACAATATTTTGTTTCCGCTACAAGGTTATGGCTTATTATCTCTTCGCACTTCTTTATGTTGTTACGAAAGTCAAATTCTGTATCTATCAAATCCTTAGACTTTTGTATCATATAAATTACGCTTGTATGGTCATAATCAGGGCGAATATTACTTCCGATTTCCTTCAAGGTTAATCGGCTATATTTCCGCAATAGGTAGCATATCGCTGCCCTTGAATCGGTTACGCTGTGTTTTCTTGTTGTACTGGTGATTTCTTTGATGGTAGTATTGAACTTATCGCAAACTTCCATCATAACGAGTGTTGGTGTTGTCATTGTTGTGAGTTTTTAAAATAATTGTGTTTGTGTTGTTGGTTTATAACTTGCATCGTATCGTTTATTATTCCCTTTGGGATAAGGTTCAATTTTGTAAGGTAACATTTCTTTCATTTGCTTACATTCTTTTTTGTTACCTAAAAAATAAAAATATCTGTGT